CAAAAGTACGAGGATGCTGTATACAACTCCGTTCGCGTACCGCTAAACGACAATCAGTTTGACGCACTTGTGATCTTTGCGTTTAACGTCGGAATCGAGAGTTTCAAAAACTCTACCCTGCTACAGTTGCTAAACCAAGGTAAGTATCAAGAAGTACCTACGCAATTGGCACGGTGGAACAAAACAACAATTAACGGTAAAACCGTAGTAAGTCAAGGATTGACAAACCGCAGAGCAAAGGAGATTGCACTTTGGAACACCCTTGTAATCCAGACACAACCTCAACCAACGAAGTGGTGGAACAAGCTACTAGGGTGGTTCACACAAACAAATTGAACGACTACAAATCACGCAAGTTTCTTTTAACAGCCGCCTCTATGGCGGTTTTTGTCGTTCTACTTTTAATCAATAAACTTTCTGGTGAGCAATTTGTAGACGGATACATTTGGCTTATTGGTTTGTACTTTACAGGCAATGTGGCCTATCAGTGGAATAGAAAATGAGCACAAACAACTATGTATTTCAACTAATTACAAATGGGTCAGCAACCGGAAACCCTGTTTGGTGGAGAGGTGGTAAAGGACGATTTTCAGTAGCAGGTACTCTCACTGGAGGAGGCAGCGTTTCCCTAGAGTATCTTGGACCTGACGCTACGACGTGGATCACTGCAAATGACAATACGTCGTCAGCTAGTCTTATAACCTTGACCGCAGGCGGAGGAGTAAACTTTGAGCTACCTGCCGGACCTATCAGGGCCGCTATTTCAGGTACTTTAAATGGCGTGTATGCTACAGCAAATACTATCTAAGTTAAAGAAAATGACAAACACTCTTTCAGCATACAAAGCAAGAGGGGCTGCAAAAACAATCTCTGATGTAAATAACGGCGTTGTCATTTTTGACGACTTCCTTTCAAGGAATACGTTGTTTACACTGCTTGGTACGAACCCTACAACGGATGTTGTTTATGGGAACAATGTTGCACTTGGCAGGGGACTGTACTACGCAGGTTCTATTGGGTGCAGTCTGTCTTCAACCAGCGACTACTTTGCAATCAGGGTAGGTTCTCTTGAATACCCATTGTCTTATACAAACTCCAATCTTATCAAGTATCAGACAAGAATTACTTTCAAGACTAACGGCGGGATTTCTACCAGCGGTAGCAAGCAAAAGTTTTCGTTTCAGTTGCTTGGACTGTCGTCCGATGTAAGCATTTATTTCGATGCCGGTGTTTCAAACTACTGGTGCACTCATTTTGCTGATGGCAATTTGATTGACTCGCATTACACAACGTCGGTTCTCGTAGACAACTCAGACTATTATCTAAAGATTGTCGTAAACCAAACATCGACGTACTTCTACATCAACAATGTGCTTGTAAGAACGGAGACCCATGGAAGCTCAGACCTTTCAAAAGGTACTGTTTACGAGAACGCTTTTACAATCAACATTACGAATACAAAATTGGATAACGGTTCAACGATTGGGTTTGAGTGTGATGCTGTGAAGCTAGAGCAAACACTTAGCGTAGATAGACAGTTTACCTAGTGCCGAACAACACTGTACAAGATAGAACTAACCTTGCCGGACTTATAAAGAAAGTTGCCGGTAAGCAGAGCGCTATCGCTGTACAGGATGAAGGTATTAAAATCGTTAGCGCCGGGGCATTTGATACAGTAAACATAACAGGTGCCGGTGTAACTGCAACAAAATTAGGTACAACAGTAACGGTTGATGTGCCAGGTACACCTACTGGAGCAGCCGGCGGAGCGCTTACAGGCACCTACCCAAACCCAACAATAGCAAACTCAGGCGTAACAGCAGGTAGCTATACAAACGCCAACATCACAGTAGGTGCAGATGGCAGAATAACCGCAGCAGCAAACGGCACTGGCGGCGGTGCAGGTACGCTTGCCGACCTTGCCGGTATTGGCGTTTTGACACCTTGGAGATAATTGAATGAGCGCAGCACCTATTTTCTTTGGCACTGTTCGCGCTATCGGCGCTGGTACAGTACCAAGTACGGACGACGCCTCTCTTACGGCGCCGTCAAACACAACGACAATCTTAACTGCTGCTTCCGGAGGCACAAAGATTGAGCAAATAAGAATCACACAAGTTGCCACAACATCATCTGCTGGGCTGGTAAACCTATTCCTGTATGATGGATCAGCATATCACTTGTTTGACCAGTATGCTTTTTCAACACTTTCTCTTTCCTCGTCGGTTCGCCTGACGCCTGTCGATTTGTACTACGCTAATTTAGTTTTGTCGTCAGGTTGGAGCCTACGTGCCAGCGTCAGCGTCCCAGGTGGTGTAAGCGCCTTTAAGATTCTTGCGTTTGGCGGGGATGCCTGATGAATCGGGGTATTTTCCCTGGTTGGAACAGAGCGGCCAATGGGGTGGTGTATCCGTCGCAGCGGCTTGTGGTGTCTGGTGCTCTCACTACACCGATTGTTTCCGGAGGGGAGTTCGGCGGAGCGCTTACCGTGGACGGTGGTCTCTGGCCCTATCGAGCGTCACTTAGCGGAAGCCCACCACCCGAGCTAAACGTCTCACCTGTTCTAGTGGACGGTGCACGCTGGAAAATCGCTGCGGCAGGGTACGGAGCTACAGGCGGAACATACAACTTCAACGTTATCGTGGTGTCCGCTGATGGGCAGTCTGTCACGGCCGCGCAAACAGTCCAAGTACAATCTCCCATAGTTCCGTGGGACTCGGCTACGAAGGGCACAAATATCACGCTCACAAATGGCAACACGACCGCCACGAAGACGACATCGAACGCGCACAGTGCAGTGATCGGCACTGTCGCAAAAAGCAGTGGAAAGTGGTACTTTGAGGTTCATGTTGACACCGCTGTAAGCACTGACGGCATCATCATCGGCGCCGAAAAAGTCGCGCCAGGATCGACGTTTGTCGGTGCACCAACTTACGGGTTTGGATATTACCAAACTGGACAAAAAATCAATGCCAGCACTACTTTGTCGTTTGGATCATCCTATACGACAGGAGATGTTATTGGCGTTGCTATTGACGCAACGGCGCAAAAAATATGGTTTGCCAAAAACAATACGTGGCAAGCCAGCGGAGACCCATCCGCAGGCACTAACGAGGCATTTAGTACTGCAATGGCTCCAAGTATTTATCCCGCTGCATCAGTGTATTACGGCACAGGAGATGCCGTGACAATCAGATCAAGAGCAGCGGAGTTTTCGTATTCTCCGCCGTCAGGGTTTACAGAATGGGCAAGCCCATAAAAACAAGAAACTGAAATGGACTTTAACGAACTAGACGAAAAACGACGCATCCTTTTTCTTTACAGTGAAGGTGCAGGCGATGCCGAAATCTGCAAAGCACTCAACATCAGCAAGGAAGATTTTGACGAGCGCAGCAAAAACGACGCAGTGTTCCGCAAACTGATTTCGTTTGGTAGAACTATTGCCCTTGCATGGTGGGAAGAAAAGCTACGCAAAGTATCGTTTGGTGAGGAAAAAGGCAACCCTGCTGTTATTAAGCTAGTGATGCAAAACCGCTACGGTTGGACTGAGCGTAGTGAAACGGATAACAAGTCACTATTCCACGTTGACGGTATGACGTTAGACGAGGCCAAGCAAGAGCTTCGTAAGCTTGCGCCTACTCTATCAAACATCCTAGAGGATAAGCAGTTCAAGCACTAACCTATGAAGTTTAACAAGGACGTTACACCAGATGAGTTTGCAAAGCTGAACAAGCTGCTAAGCTCATTTGAAAAAAAGGAAGTCAAGAAGATTGGCAACAACGTACAAGACTTAATGTACGCCGCCAAGCTAGCTGAACACATCCAACAGCTAGAAGACTTCTCCGGGCACCTTAAATACTTCAAACCAGATGGGCCGCTAAGCATTGAGAAATACCCGCGTCACAGAATGTTTTTTGACGCCACTGCCAAGCACAAAGAAGTGCTGTTTATGGCCGGCAACCGTGTAGGTAAAGAGGTTCGCATTTCAGAACCTGTTCTTACACCTGACGGCTGGAAACCGATTGGCGAACTAAAAGAAGGTGACGAGGTTTGCGATCCAAACGGTTTAAGAGTAAAGGTCTCTGGCGTATTTGACCAAGGCTTAAAAGACATTTACAGAGTGTGGTTCAATGACGGGTCTTACGTAGATTGTGGACTTGATCATCAATGGAAGTGCAAGTCTCCACGTGCCAGGTTTGTCAAAGAATACACTAGGAAGGGCAGGCAATCGTGGAAAAATGCCAGCTATGGTGAATGGGAAGTAAAGTCACTAAAAGACATTATTGAGCACGTTGGATACGAGCCAAAACCAACAAGAAGGTATTCAATTCCCGTAGTCAGTGCTTTGTCCTTTAATGACAAAGAATTGACAATCGAACCTTACTTCCTTGGGCTTTTGTTAGGCGACGGAAGTCTTTCAATCAACTCAGTTGGAATCACTTCGGCAGATCAAGAAATCGTAGACTATTGTGCAGTACAAGCAGTGAAGTACGACACAGTGCTAAAGCACAATGGCAAATACGGGTACAGATTTTCGTCAAGACTACGTGATGCAGGCGGGAGAAGCCGGAGTAAATTAGTAGATGCGGTTAGAGAACTTGGCTTGGCGGGTAAGACTTGTCACGACAAGTTTATTCCAGAGCAGTACAAGCATCACTCAAGAAGGCTTGAAATCCTTCAAGGATTGATGGATACAGACGGGTACTGCGGAAACAAAGTTTGCGAGTTTTCTTCAACATCAGAGCAACTTGCTAAAGATGTTGCAGATATTTGCAGAAGTCTTGGCATTCGATGCGCCATCAAGAAAAAGCAAACCAGTTGCCGGTACAAGGGCGAGAAAAAAATAGGTACAGCCTATAGAGTCAGCATTTGGACGACAGACGTTCCTTTGTTTAGATTGACCAGAAAAGCCAAGAAACAAGTCCTAGGAGCAAAAAAGAACGGTTCCGAAAACATCATTGTCAAAATTGAAAAGGTCGGACAAGATTATGCTAGGTGCATTGAAGTTGACAGCGAAGATCACACTTACGTAATTTCAAACTACGTTGTTACACACAACAGCCTTGCGGGAGCTTATTGCACTGCTTGCTGGACGACCGGTATTTATCCGGATTGGTGGAAAGGACGAGTATTTAGAAAGAACATCAAGGTGTGGGCTTGTGCTGACCGTAACAACACGTTTAAGGAGTCTGTACAAGAAACGTTACTAGGTAAGTCTACCTCTATTGGCACGGGTTTGCTACCAATGTCAAGAGGCAATGCGCCAGGTATTGTTGACATTGTGACAAAACCAAATACGGGCGGCATGGCTGACTTGATTGTAGTGAAGTCAGATATGTCAAAGCAACCTAGTATCATTTCATCGCGCACCTACGAGCAGGGTGTTAAAGCGTTTTACGGCGCAGCGGTAGATGCAATTTGGGAGGACGAGGAAAGCGATAGCACAATTCACAATGAATGTTTGCTACGTACTATGACTACACAAGGTATTGTGATTCTCACCTACACGCCGCTGCACGGATTGACACCACTGACACTTGAGTTCAAGGAAACAGCTACGTTGCTGACCGAAGGAATGGACTGATGGAAGAAGTAAAACGTAACCCTAACCGTGTATTGATTCAAGCTGGTTGGGCGCACGCGCCTCATTTATCGCAAGACGATATTGAGGACATGAAGCGTTCAACACCGCCGCATTTGATTGATGCGCGTATGAACGGTAACCCAACTATGGGCGCGGGAAACGTTTATCCCATTCCACGGTCTATGATTGAATGCGACCCATTCCAAGTTCCTTCGTATTGGAAGCGCCTTGCCGGACTAGACGTAGGATTTAACGTAACCGCAGCAGTGTTTATTGCACACGACACACAGAACGACGTTGTATATGTGTACGATGAATACCACGGTGAGAAGCAAAACCCCGCATCAAACGCCGCAGGGATTCGACATAGGACAGGTAAATGGATGCCTATTATGATTGACCCTGCCAGTAGAGGCAGATCACAAGTAGATGGTGTCAAACTTATCACTGAATACCGTAAAGAAGATTTGGATGTGCGCCCCGCAGACAACGCAGTAGAGGCAGGTATCTTTGCAGTATGGCAAAGACTACAAACAGGTAGGCTTAAAATCTTCAAAACCTGCCACCATACACTGAGCGAATACGAAACTTACCAGCGTGATGAGGACGGAAAAATCGTGAAACGCAGAGATCACCACATGGATGCTTGTTTCACGGAAGAAACCGAAGTCTTGACAATTAATGGCTGGGTGTCTCTAAAAGAAGTGACAGAGGACGACGTTATTTTTGCAGTAGACTCAGATGGCAATGGAATGTGGGAAAAGCCACAACGAGTCATCCATAAAACTTGGACCGGCGATGTGTATAGCATTAAACATCCACACTTGGAGTTTACAGCAACGTCCGATCACCAACACGGGTAATCAGTCAATACGATTGGAAAGTCAAGAAACGTTTCAAACTACAAGCTAGAACAGTAGACTCATTGTTTGGAGAAATGTACTTTCCAAACAACATTGTCAGTTGGCCCGAGGGTCCTGGCGTATTTGAGCAAGGAAAAGATGAAGCTTATATCATGGGCATGTGGCTAGCAGAGGGCTGCTACAGAAAAGCACGTCCAACGTTTATTGTGCTGGATCAAAAGAAAGAACCGCAACTTTCAAAGATCAAAGCTGCACTAAAAAATTTAGGCTGGCGCTACTCAAAAGAAGTAAAGAAAGAAAGCGGTATTACGCGAATTGAAATATCTGAGCAAAAAGCAAGAGTAGTTTGGATGCGCAATGTGTTTGGTGAATACTCGCATTCAAAGCGTTGCCCTGTTTGGCTGCTTAACCAGATGACGCACGAAGAAAGAGATGCGTTATTTGAAGGATACATGGACGGCGACGGGTGCGTAAACGATCATTGTTGGCACTATGACTCAACCTCCGAGCAGTTGGTTGACGACATGCAAGTACTAGCGGCTATGCTTGGATACGGAAGCAGAAAACTACAGTACGAGTATATGAA